ACCTGTAGTCTATCTGCAATCAGTGTGCGAAGTGCAGTATTAGTTGATGTCAGATTAGTTTTAGCATTTGCAATAGATGCATTTGTATTGGCCAATGCGGCTCGTTCAATTGCTTTAGTTTGATAAAGTGCAGATGCATTAGCAACCTGCAATCTATCTGAAATAAGAGTTCGAAGCGCGGTATTTGTAGATGTTAAACCAGTTTTAACATTCGCAATGGATGCATTTGTATTAGCCAATGCTGCACGTTCTATATCTTTTGTTTGATAAATTGCGGCGGCGTTGGCAACTTGCAATCTATCTGAGATAAGAACCCGAAGTGCAGTATTGGTTGATGTTAAACCAGTTTTAACATTCAATATTGATGCATTAGTATTGGCTAGCTGACTCTTGATGAAAGCATTGGTATTTGCAAGGGCTGCACGTTCTACATTTTTTGTTTGATAGATTGCGGCAGCATTTGCAACCTGCAATCTATCTGAGATAAGAACCCGAAGTGCAGTATTGGTTGTTGTTAAACCAGTTTTAACATTTGCAATGGATGCATTTGTATTAGCAAGAGCCGCACGTTCAATTGATTTAGTCTGATATATTGCAGCGGCATTAGCTACTTGTAATCTATCTGCAATCAATAAGCGAAGCGCAGTATTGGTTGATGTCAAATTGGTCTTAGCATTTGCAATAGATACATTTGTATTAGCCAGAGCAGAATTAAATGTAGCTTCTGATACTCCGCCGCCGCCGCCGCCGCCAGTTGATGAGATGGTAATAGTATCTGTAGCAGGATTTGCCGCCAGTGTGATATTTGCACCGGCAATAAATGTTAAAGTATCATTCTTGCTATCCGCAAATATATTATTCGCACCAATTGTTATGCGAGAAAATGAATTTGCCGCATATTTTGTATCAGCATTAGCAACTTGCAGTCTATCGGAAATTAAAGTCCGAAGAGCTGTATTGGTACCTTGAATATTACTGCGAATATTTGTAATAGACTGGTTTGTATTAGCCAAAATTTGCTTTACATATGCATTGGATGCTGCATATGCTTTAGTGGTATATATTGCAGCGGCATTAGCAACCTGCAATCTATCTGCAATCAATAAGCGAAGCGCAGTATTGGTTGATGTCAGATTGGTCTTAGCATTTAAAATTGATGCATTGGTATTAGCAAGAGCAGCACGCTCGATTGCTTTTGTCTGGAATGTTGCAGTTAGATATGCATTAGATACTAAATTTTCTACTTGACCTGATTTAGTAATAATCTTTAACTGACCAGTTTCACTTGATTTAAGTGTCGTATTACCAAGAAATATTGTGCTACCGCTAAGAAATAAATTAGCAAATCTACGACCGGCCGAACCAATATTAAATGTATTATTTGATGCTGGAATTATTGAGTGGGTTTGAAGTGTTGTGGATATATTATTACCAATAGCAACACTTTGAACTTGAACAACAGTAGAATTACCTGAAGCAGTAACGGTAGCACCAACAAAATCAATGCTGGTTACACTGCTGCCTACAACGGAACCTTCTTCTTTGATGGTGATGGATCCGCCACCACCTACTGTATTAGCTTGCCATTTATTTAAAGTAGAATTATAAACAAGCGCCTGTCCATTTGTTGCATTTGATACTGTATTAAAATCTACATCATCTAGCTTTTCTAGCAAGACTTCACCAGAACCACCACCACCACCAACCATGGCTAGACGGGTTGTCTGAGAACTAATCTTTTGTGAAAGCTGTTCAAACCTATCATTAAGCTGCTTTGAAACTGTGCTTACATCACCAACTGGCCCTGGAGGACCAGCTTCACCACGAGGACCGGGCCCGCCGCGATCACCCTTAGGTCCAGGTAATCCGCGATCACCCTTTTCACCCCTTTCTCCCTTTGGTCCTTGTGGCCCCTGTGAACCAGGAATACCAGGAGGACCACGATCACCCTTAGCACCTTGCGGACCACCAGATGGACCCGGAGGTCCTTCTGGTCCCTGTGGAATCTGACGAATCTCTCCAAGCAGCTTGCTTTCTACGCGATCTGCCTCATTCTGTGCAGCCTTAATGGCTGCAGCAAGTATCTTTGCTGCTTCTAGAGATAGAGTCATCCCTTTAACCCTTTTGCCTGATTGATCATATCATCGAGTTCAGGATCTGATAGATCAAGTATTGTTAATGTGTCAATAAATTCTCTTGAATTTACAGATTCTAATACCTGTGTCATATCTTCAACTAAATTTTTTTCATCTTCTGTAAGAGAAACTACACCGTCATCAAATGATTCTGAAAATGGTGCAGGTCTTTTATTTTCTTGATTTTTCTTTTGAGGTGGCTCATCATCTGGTGTCATTTCAGGTTGAGCTTTATTAGCTGCAATTGCTTGATCCATTTGATTAGCACTATCTATTTGCATATTAGATTCAAGTTCTTTAATTTGATCATCCGACATGCGAAGAACATTCTTCTGCACCCATTCTTTTGTATAATACATTCCAACATATGGGCTAATAGTATTCAGCAGCTGTAATCTTGAAGAAAGGACTTCTTGGTCTTTTAGCTCTGTAAAATAATTATCTTTTTGGAAATCATATCGAATATATGATCTCATCTCAAGCCATTCTTCACGATTCATCACACCCTTGAGGGCTAGCTGAATACCCATGAGATGATCAAATAGCATTGTAAAGCGATGACGTAACCGACTGATAAATCTTGCAAATTTTATTTCATCGCGAGTAATTTCATTTGATCTACCAAGAGTAAATCCACCATTTCGATCAAGACGTGAAATAGGTACTGATAGAGCTTCATAAAGCTTCTTACGGAAATAATCTACGTCGGTCATTTCACCAAGATTTTGTCCGCCAGGTAGAGTTGTAATTTCTGTACCACGAGCACCTTCACGACGCGGAAGCCAAAAATCTTCAAGCATTGTCATGAATTTGCGGTCATCACGAACTTCACCTGTTGTGGCATCATATACTAGACGGTTCTTATGCTTGATCATAATGTCGCGCAGATATTGTTCTGCTTTTGGCTTGGGTAGGTTACCAACATCAATATAGAAAATTCGACGTTCTGGTGCGCGGCTAAGACGATAAATTACAACCGCATCTTCAAGCATTCTTACCTGATTGAGAGGCTTGATGGCCTTGTGAAGATAAGAAAGCACCATACGGTTTCTATTATCAAGCAGACCAGAATTTACATAGCAGATAGAATCCGGTGAAATCTTTATACCTTGCGAATATGCTGAACCGGCAAGACCTGCAGGATTATAAAGATAATATTCTGAATATGCGGGAACTGTTGGATTCTTATTCTTTGCTGCATCATTTTCTTTTTTCTGCGGTACTCGCACCTTACGAATTCTGCGAGGATCAACATATCTAAGTTCTTTGATACCATCAGCAGGTCTCTTGACATCGATCATGATGTGATAGTAAAGACGACCGTCAACATACCAACGACGGAAAATTTCATAGCAAATATTTGAGAAGTCTAATAGCTCAAGAATATAATCAAATTCTTCTTCAATGCGCTTCTTAATTCTATCGGGTTGCTTAAGGTCATCCATAACAATTCGAACAACACTGGCATCAGCATCTGTAACAAGAGCTTCATTTACAATGTCATCAACTGCGGCCTCAACCTCAGCATTCATTGACATTTCGCGATAGCGTGTGATAAGTTCAGCTTCGCTCTTTGCGGTACCTTCTAGATCGACAAATGTGCCATATGCACCACCTGGTGCAATTTCAACTGCACCATCATCTTTCTGCTCTGGGACGAATGAGGGAATCTGGACGGCCTTTTTGGCATCATCCTCAGCCCGTCCAATGCGGAATCCAAATAACTCTATAGCCATTAAAGGTCCTCAAAAAAATAGGTCCGCCATATTTAGCGGACCTATCGGTTAGTTCCGCGTTGCGGGATACCGTTATATCGCAAGCGTCCCAGTATTGCCAGGTGTAGTTAGATCCCAGTAGTCGTACGCAAATTCAACGGGGAAAGTCTCAATCTGCTCACCATTGTCCCAAGCAAGGTCGATAGCACCAACCTCAGTCGGGAAGATGTTTACAAAGCGGTATGTGCGTAGTGCCTCACCCGTCTTTGCATATTGTGTCACTGTAGCTGTGGTTCTATATGATGCAGAAGTTGCAAGATTAGCAGCACGCAGGTTGACCTGGTGAGCATTAATTGCATTGCTCCATACTTCCATGGCATGTCTTACCTGGAAATCTTCATCATTAAGAATATCAGCTCGCCAGCTTGCAAATGTGCGAGTACCAGCAATCTTAATACGTCTTCCGAAATAAGCTTGCTCAATTACTCCAAGGCTGCTCTGAGGAATCTGAGCGGCCCGACAAGTAAATGATACTCTTTCACCAACATTAGGCACACCAGCAGGCGTGTCAATAATTACGCTAAAGAGTGATGGGCGGGCCCCACCCAGTGGAAGCCCGGCCGATGAAAACTCTGAGACATTGAACGGCATATCTTATCTCCTCCTACCGCGCCTTATGCTCGTCCGACAATTTCGGTAAACTCGACGCCGGTGCGGACCGCGACGAAGTTCAGCTGAATGAAGTTGATCGATCTTGCCGGCTTGATATAGATGTCACCAACAAACTCATTGCGGTCAATTACCTCAGGAGTATTGTTAGTCTCATCGCACACCACGCGGAAGTCGTAGATGCCGCGGCGGCCTTGCACATCACGCAGGAATGGCTCAACCAGGTTACGGAACTGGGCACGAGTAAATTCATCATTGAACTCAAACAGCGTAAACTTGGCTGCTGTGCTAATTGCCTTCTCAAGCACGATGAATAGACGGCGTACATTGATGCGGTCGAATGCTGATGGCTTTGCAAGAAGTGTCTTATCACCGAATAGCACAGTTCCCTGACCAGGGAATGTTGTTACAGGGTTTATGCCATTTTTATAAAGCTGATCGCGTTGTGTCTTTGTCGGATTGACTGACAATTTAATAACATTCTTTACCTGACCGCGATTGAATCCAGCAGGGCTAAACCAAGGATCGCGCTCTACATCTGTGCGAACCATCAGACCTGCGGTATCACCATTTAGCGGCACATAGCGATAGATATCATTGTATTTGTCATAGATGTATTTGTATCCGCTATCAAGTACCGCATATGAAGATGACGGCAGCAGGTTACGGAATGTAATTGTATCATCCGTCTCCTTACCAATGTAAGACGAATTATTCACAACATCACTTCTTCTCGGTGAAATGACTGCAATACAGTCCTTGCGAACTTCAGCAATGTTATTGATTACATGCACGGCCTTAGTAACATTACCATCACCTGTCAGAAGCAGAGATACATCAACTTCTTCTGGGTTATTGAACTTGTTAAAGCCTGTGATATAGTCAGATGAGCGAGGTGATGCACCATCTCTACCATTTACAAGCGAATCATTAAATGGTCTTGATTGTGAACCTACACCAAAGTTTACACCAGCAGCCACCTTACCAGCATTTGTGATACCAGTTGGATGCGCGGCCCACAAGACATATTGACATCTTTCATTGATTACATTCTTATAAAAATTTGTTGCACCATCTTCCGTTAGAGCATCTGAGGCCTTTGATACTGCTGCAAATCTTTCAACAACAGAATTGGCTCTACCTGACCACAGACCATCCTCGTCGGCTACGACAATATGCATCTCATCATTTGAACCACCTTGCTTTGATGCATAACCAGATGTGCCCGGTGCCGCATCAAAGAAATTGAAGAATTCCCAACGACGCCTTACGCTTGACTGTGATGCTATTGTATTACCAACATAGCGAGACTGAAGTGTAAGTGTATTAGCTGTTCCAACGGAAGCAACCTTTACCTCAACTCTATCTGGGCCTGCCAAAAGAATGTCACCAACGCGAATCTGATTAGTAAACTGTGTACCTACACCTGTAACAGACGTGCTATTATTTGTAAATGCAAGAGTACCAGTGAGAACACTTGTATATGCATTTGCAGTTGTGCAGGTTGACACGCGCAGAGAGTTACCAAGAACACCAGGATACTTAGCTACCCAGTGACCAACACCTGATATACCATTGATATAATTTAGCTCATAGTCATCGCTATTCTTGATGACGGTATTTACAGTATTAGCTGCATTTGAAGTAGCATTACGAGCATTGCTTGATGTACCGTCTTCATTAATTACGCGCACAACAAAAAGGCTATTACCGTAACCAAGAAAGCTTGCTGCCGTGAAAAAGTCTGCCGCAGTATTTGTATTTGGCTTGGTAAATTGCGTGACCAGAGAATCTTCATTGTCAATAAGAACGCGCTGCTGAACTGGACCCCAGCTAAAATGACCAGCGATACCACCCACCGTTGTGCTAACGGCGGGTACGACTGTAGTAAGGTCGACCTCGCTTACATTCACGCCTGGGGAAATCTGAAATGCCATGATCATTTCCTCCTAGAGATGCCTGATGCCTTATCCATCGACGATATTTATAAAAAAGCCATTAGACCGGGATCCAACGATCCATTCCATCGCGGCCGTCACTGAATCCATCTAATGACATAGGATCGTCATTCATACCATCATCATAAAAACCTACAGGAAGTAAATCATCATCCATTTCTCTCAATTTTTCATCGGCAATTCTCTGTCTAATATCTATATCAGTCAATTCTTTGAAATATGCTTGTTTTGATAGCCAACCAAAAAGAACTAATGTCATAACCATGTCATCATTGAAACCCTCTTCGGCCTCAAAACTACTACCCTTTGAGACAAAATGAGACAATTCTTCAATAATATCAAAATCTTCGATGATAAGTTTGTCACCCTCAATTAATTCTTTGAGGCTTGCACAACCTACCGATTTAACAAACCTTGATGTTGTTACACCAAGCTGTGACCTACCAGAAAACCCTGCGCTGAGTTGTTGCCCAGCTCGACCCATTTGTGTTGTGGACAAGATATTATCGCACTCAAGATCGCGGTGAAGAACCTCAGCGATTGTTTTACCAATATCATTGGTTTCAACAAGAATGTATGCATTATTGTAAGCTTTCGCATATCTTGCAACTATCTCCGGATAAAATGATGATACAACAGTATTACTTCGATATTTTGCAACTAATCGATATGGTACCTGTGACACATCAATAATTGTAAATGCAGAATAGTCAAGACCAACACCATGACCCGTATCAACCATGACCGCATATGTATGTTTGGGTTCTGGATTTTTATGTAAGCTAATACCCCAACCATCTTTTGGTACATCTCTAAAGGCCATTGATCTTAATTTAGTACCAGAGATAAGAGTTAGTGTGCTACCAAGAAACTCAGTTTCAAATTCTTGCTTGAATTGTTCTTCACTTGTATTGCGAATAGTTTGTTCGCGCCACTTATCATCACGACCGGGTGTATCTCTCCAATGCACCTCAATGGGCACATATTCACTACGTTTTTCGGTGGCATCAACCCACATCTTATAATAGTGATTAAGACCGTTTGGTGTTGATACTACTATAATCTTTGATGTCTTACCCGAGCTGATTGTTGGATAAACTGATGCAAAAAAATCTTCAGCGATATTATGTGGTACGAATGCAAACTCATCAAGAAAGATTAGATTAAATGATCCACCACGGATTGCGCTGGCAGATGTAGACGATGCCAATATCTTTGAACCATTTTCTACTTCAATATTACCTTTATTCCAAATGACAACACCTTGCTGAATCCATTTTGGTAGATATTCATATGCAAGCTGAATTTTTGCAAGCATATCTCTAGCAAGACTACCCTTGTTGGCAAGAATGGCAATGCTTTGATTATCTTGAAATAACAATGTCCATAATATAAAACCAGTTACGACAGTTGATTTTCCTGACTGACGCGGCATCTTGCAAATAGAAAATCTGTTATTCTTAAATGTTTTAACCATTTTACGCTGATATGCATATAGATTAAAATTAATCAGACCCCTATCGACGTTAACAATCTTCATATAATTGTTAATAAAATATTCCGGATCTTTGGCGCACTTATGATATTCCCGAATTTGTTCTTCGGTATAATTAATTTTTACTCCAGATTTTTTTAGATTTGGATTACCCAAATAACTTTCAGACATCAGCCTCACCATCAATCACTGTCGGCCTTCCATTTATGATAGCTTGCAGATCGGCCGTGCTGCCAATGAATACTGCATTATTTACAACTGTTGGATTATTAGCAGGATGTTCTTCTCCTCTAATTTCTTTGACTTTCTTTTGCAGATCAATGAGGTCTTTGCTAACATCTGATATTGTCTTGATAAGCTGACCAACAACCTCATATGCTCTTGGTGAATCGCTGCTCTGAGCTAATACCAACAAACCTTCAAGCGCATCTTTACCTTTACCAATAACTTCTTTTAAATTGCTTCTAGCCTCTTGATAATCAGTATCAAGATAATCTGTCTCTGAAACAGCTTCTTCCATTTTGGCTGGTAGTTTTTCTTCTTGTACTGCTGGAAGATTAAGCGCATCATGTAAACCAGTCATATCTAAGTGTCCTGCCCTGTTTTTGGATCATATCTTACACCACTTGGATAGAAGAATGTATTAGGTGCATACTTCCATGCGCTATTTGCAGATATGAGATTATAATTTATTGACGCCGAGCTATTTGACGTACCGAGACCATTTGCAAATAGGCCAGGTTGAATTGTCACTCTAGATGATGTCAATGATCTTTCAATTTCTTCATCTGTAATATCAACTGTTATGCCATATATTGTATTTGCCTTTAATCCAGTATCCATCGCATGAAAATTAAGAATGGTGCGCTTGATGATACCATCATCTGTTGAAGTTTTAACCGGACCAAAAAACCAACACTTCATAGTAAAATTATATGTATAGACTAATGCTCTACGATTTTCATAATCACCTTCGTAGGTATCTTCAATGTTCAAACTATTGAGTATTGTGGGCACATCAAGCTTGATACCCATCTCAGGTATGAGATTTACTGTATTTGTCCACTCTGGTCCGAAGAATGGTAGAATCTGTTCCATAATTTGCACACCGTCATCAGCATTTCTCACATATGAATAAAGTGAGAAATTGATATTCCACGGTACTGGCATTCTTTGATATTGTAATTTACCGGTTGAATTGATGGATACATTTCTATTGATTGACGGTAAACGTCTAGATCCATCATATTCAAAACCAGTTATTTCAAATGCCATTCTTGGTAGCACAACTTGCAGCTGTGCAGTCAAATCTGGATTATCTTTAGTCCTTGCAAGCCACTTTTCTTTTGGGCTGTATGAAATAGGTATGGCCAGTGTTTGTAAGGTGCTACCATTTTTGTCTAAACGACTTACGGTAAGATCATTAAACATATTACCAAACACTATGACATATTTGCGTAGTGTCTGATGGTAGAAGCTTGAGCCAAACATTGACATGATTAGTATCTATCCACTTCGCTAAATGGATTGCGTTCGCTAAAATCAATATCTTCAAATGATTTTAGACGGAATACTTCATTATTTGCAGTACGAGCAATGTTTTCAAGACGATATTCTTGAATCATATAACCACCATCTTCATATATCATGATATCGTTATTTTCCATGATATAATTGTAACTAAACACATCGCGACTAGAATTATTTTCAATATTATCAATATCGCTATTGCCAGTATTGAATTGTTCGGAGCTATAACGGAATAGCTCACACGTCATTTCATATGTGTATAGTTTACCGTGCTGATAGAAAATTCTCTCATGCTCAACAAATTTGATTTCATAGATTGCACCATTACCGTTATTGATAAATGGAATGTATATTAGATCACCTTCAAGCGGGCGAGTTGATGAAACAGTATAACCATTTGCGCTACCAGTTTCTAGTAGATAGTTATCAGTATTGGCCGTATATGAATCTGAATTTGTTTCTATCAGATAGATATTACCAACTTCGTCAGAAAGTTTTTCGGTGCGAATTTGATCCCAACGGCGGCGGGCCATTGTCAATGTAATCTGATCACGAATTTCTAGATTGAATTTGCTTAAAAAGTCACCTTCACCTTGAAAATTTTCAAGATTGTTGACATAAACTTCTATTGGTACTGCAAGATTAAATTGCGATAGCGGATCTTCACCAAACTCCACAATTTCATTAAAAATAGTTCTAGGCATATACTGAATATCGACACCATAAATTTTTATGGCCTCAACAATCAGATCATCTTCAACTCTTTGCTCTCTACCGTAGCTATAATTACGGAAGTATTTATTAGTTGCCATATCAATTCATCATATCCATAACAGGTAAGCTATATCCGCTATTCATTTCCCTCTCAAGGGTATTGATTTCATCATTAGCCTCATCCCAAATTTTCTGACCATTAAATTTTACTGCACCCGGTAGATTCATACCTTCAAATTTCTTTAGGTTTTCACCCCATTGCTTTTTGATTAGAGCTGTTGCATATTTCTTTAACCACGGATCTGACCATACATCACTATATGCCGCTGAATCAAGTGTGCGATAGCAGTCAATAATCACAAAGTCATCGACCTTGATATCTTTGTCCCATTTCATATCGACATACAATCTATTATTATGACGATTGAATCGAATTGGCTTGCTACCAACAAAGATTTGCTCTAGTTCTTCAATGTGACGCATACCCATGACATATGGCACATAAGTTGTGCTAGAAAAGTCAAAGAGGTCATTAAGATGAATTTGATATCGAATATTGAAAAGATTAGATACGCTTGTGGCACGACCAATATCAAATATGCGAATTACATAATTGATATCTTCCGGAAGTGTGATATATTTCTCATCAATATCAGACTGAGTAATCTTATAAGATAGGTATACGTGTTCTGTACCATCAAAATGATAGTCTCGATAATATGCAAGCGCATCATCGATGCGGTCTTCAGTTTGACCGTCATCGACATTGATATCAATAACAGGATATCCTAACCTACGAAGGCAGTAATCTCTGAATAGCTTGCGGGTTGTTGGTACAGCCATTCTAACCTCCGAACTGCTTGGCTATTTAGGGTAAATTACCGCTTATTAGCGGCAGCTTCATCCTTAGCTCTAGACCCAGCCGAAGAACCAAAATAGAATGATATGACAGCACCCCATGCAGTACCCAATGTACCTAGCATGACAAGCATGGCCTCACCGCCACCAGCAGAAGGTAGACCAAACATGAGCATATACATTAGCACACCAAAAAATCCAACGGTGATTGCACCTGCTAGTGCTCGTGGTGTCCAGTCTCTGGTCTGAATTGCCATCTGACGTGCGCTATCACGATCACCTGCGCTAATCTTTTCCAAATCAACATCAAGCTTTTTCATCTCAAGCTTGAAATTATTTTCAGCATTCTTAAGTGCTAGAAGCTGATCAGGTGTTGCATTTTTGGCTGCATCTGCTAGCTCTTCCGGTGTACCATCTGGTTTACCCAGCAGTGTCTCAGAAAGAGTGCGAACTGCCATACCAGCAAGTGGCCCACCCAATGCAGTTGCGATGGATGGTGCTACTGTTTTTACAATATTCAATAATTGATCCATGATCTTACTTCCTTTTATACTATCAAGGTCATGGTATAGTTAGATCACCACCTATTTAGATTTTTGCTACAACCACTGATGTAATGAATTTGAATATACCTTGATTATTTACATCCCATGTGCTATTATATTGTTTCGCAAAAAATACATCTTGACATGTAATTTGAGACCTAAGATCATCTGCATTATAGATTGGATTACCATATCGCATTTTCATATTACTGGTACCAGATACAGATACCAAAGTATCTTTTGGTAAATTTGGTAATAATTCGTCAAATGGTAATAGCATATTTATTGATGGTATGATTATCACTTGCTTATTTGGTAAATATTCGCTTATATCATTAAAGACAACATTCTTTCTAATATATTCAATATTCATATTTGTATACATTGTTTTTATAGTCTGACCCAAAGATATAACAGATCGATCATGATCTAATAGAATTACATTTTTTATTCTACCATCTCTGCTAAACATTTCAAGAGTCATAAGTGATAACCAAGAAGCAAGTATTAATACATTATCATTATCTTTTATATGATTTAATAATTCTAATGTAGATTCATATTCAGGTATAACCTGACTTGTTGATACACTATTTCGTATTACCAAAGATATTGCGCCGGGATATTGATCAACAAGACTTTGTGCTTTTTTGTGTATCTCTAAAAATAATTCATTATATTTCATCATATTTTACCCACATATCATTTGCCCATCCTTTTGTCTCATTTAAATCAAATCCAACACCATGAGAATTATTGAATAAGCATATTTTATAATCTTCTCTATAAACACCCTTAGCAGTATCATTGGGCCAGAAAGCACCGGCATTATAGGTATAAACTATACCTTTAGGATGATGATAATATTTACCTTCCTGCAAATAAAACATTGAATGATCTAGACTCCAATAAACCTTCGATATTCTAGTCATATTATCTTTATAGTATTGAAAAATATGATCGGCTTGATTGCCTTGCCATGTTACAAACGAAGAATTTATTACGCAATAATTGTGACCATAATGTGTTATGACTGCATCTTTTGGTTGCCAATAATTATAGATCAATCTAAATTCACTAAAGCAATTGCTAAGGTATTCGGTAAGATTGCCATGAATTAGAATATCCAAATCTAATAAAACATATGGCCCCTCACAATCTAAGAATCCTTTTTTAAAGGCACTTAGTTTTTCAATAGTAAACATATTTTCTGGTGTACCACGAAATGCACTAAGTGAATCAATATCATTTACAATCACTTCTGGTCGTATTCCAGTTGCATCATCTGTTATACAATGAAATATAAAAGCTTTATCATAATTTTTCTTAATCATAGCATATAAACGGTTAACATATATACTTGGGTATTTGCTTCCCCATTTATAGCATATGAATCTAATAGGATCCAACATGTACCACCTTTATAGTATATGGGTAAAACCAAAATATAATATCAAATTTGTAAAGGCCATAAATGATTCATGTAAAAAATTTTTAAGTGGACCGTTTATTCACTATTGTTTAACTGACCAACCAGAAGAATTTATAAACACAAATATCATTCCAATAGATATTAGATCATATGACTTAGACGGTTGGTGGTTTAAATTTTTGTTTTTCAAACCAAATTTTTGCACACCAGGCACAAAATGTATATTTTTTGATCTAGACTCAAAAATAATAAATTCATTAGATCCAATGTTACAATTTAATGATAAGTTAATGCTTGCTTACAATCCATCAAAAATAATCTATACTAGTTTAGTAAATAAATCAGTTCGAAAAAAATCTTTGGGTAGATATTATACTATTTTAAATTCATCCGTTATGATGTGGATTGGTGGTAATCATCATGATCTATATGAAAAATTTATGACCGATCCTGATAAGTATATGATTGATTATTATGGTAATGATGAATTTATTACATATGAATATCCTGATGGTTATGATTTAATCGATGCAAAATGGATATATCATAGCAAATCATTAATTGACTCCGTAGTGTGTTTAAAAATGTCAGACAATGATACTCTAAAACTTATGGATAAATTATGATCCAATTTCTTCTACCATATTTTCCCAAAGATTTTTATCATATATGATGTAACTTAAAGTTAGGCGGTCACAATCAGTTCTGGCCGCATGCCAGCATATTTTTTCAGGTTCTTTATAGTGACCAAAATAACCAACCTTAATAAACCAACCTTTTCTATCTTTTTGTTCTTTGATTTCATCTTTTGATTTATCATAGGTATAAAATGCACCATCACCCTCTGTGCTATATGTGATAATTATATTATACCCTGGTGCATTACCATTATTATGCCAACCAATAAATCCCTTAGGTGGATAATACATCTTTAGTGCATTATTTCGTGCACCAAGAAATGTCATTAAATCCTCATCAACCTTTTTTAAATTTGGATGATAATACTTTGGTACATGTCCCAATTGTGTATTCATATCAATACCATAACAGTCTCTAGGATATCCAAATCTATCTGGAGTGGGTAAAGCTTCCTCTAGATATTGTCTATCTGTACATTCTAGATAGGTTCTTTCTCGCTTAAAATCATCCCGTCTATCAATACGAATATTACTCGTATCTTGCTCAAAAAACCAATTCTTAAAATTATCTAAAATCGATAGCAGATCCGGATGGATATTCGTTATGAGCTGCATTGATAATCTCTCTTGCAATTGTATAATGATAAACCACAACAGGTTTGTCTGTCTCACTATCTAGATACAGATGAATGAAGTTCCAGCGAGCATCATCAGGAAAAACTTCTATTTTGATATCTTGATATTCTTCCTTTAAAAGTCGCCAAAAAGTAAATTGATCCCACGGCCGCATTTTTTCATCATATTGAGGCCATGGCCATGGTTTGGTTGCTATCTGATAATCATATTCAGACCACCACTTTGACATAAATGACAATACCCTATTAGTCTTTCTATAGAGAAAAAGGCCACAATGATATTGCATATTTTCAGTATCGCTAACTTTAGTACCCTTACCAGCATATTCGCGAATATTAGTAATCATAATATCATTATCGCCGATAAGATCAAAAATTGTAGCAATATCTTCATGCCAAACTTCAGTATCACAATCCATATAAAGTGTTAGATCAAATGGAGTCTTATCAAGACACCATAATTTGGCTCTACTATGAACTGGTATCTTAGTTGTGATTTCTTCAAATAGATATCGATCTTTGTCTCTCACAAATGATTCATGAGTAAATAGAACTATTCTAGCTTCAGGATAGTGATCTTTAATAGAAATTGCGAGACGAATAGCTGCTTTGTAATAAGCTTCAGATACCGAAGCTACAAGCAAAAATCCTTTAGTAAGCTCAGGCTGTGTTAGCTGAGTCTGTAGCTGCACTTTCTGCTTGTTGCGCGGCTTCGGCTGCCTTTTGCTCATTATAGTTCTCCATAGCGATAATTGATGCTAAAAGTGTTACTTCCATAACTGAAGCGGCTTTTCTAAGTTTGGACTTCATTGCGATATTTTTAGAACTACGCACCAAATCGACTTCAAATGCATCGCTCTTGGCCATAAAAAGAATTTCGCGTCTGGCATTATCTGCTCTACGCTGATTTTCCATTTCTTGAGTAAGTTTAAGTTGCTGATGATTTTTAACTCGGTCATTAGTATTTTTATCAATTTGTTCTCTAGTAAATGTTTCAAAAATAGCATCCCAATCGGGATTACCTTCATTCGTCTGACTTACAGATGCTGTAACAATACTACCATCAGAGTATTTAAATTTACAAACTATCTGATTTTTTAAATTTGAGGACCAATATGGCTCCAAAATTTCTCTTTCTATCATTTAAGCTGTCCTTACCCAAAGATTGACGGTTGATATTGTTGCGACCGATGCTTGAATGGTTACACCTGCATATGTACCTGAGTATGCACCAGAATATGAACCAGCAAAATTTCTTGCATATGTTCCGGCAAAGGATCTGCTAAAAAATCCTGTAAAGAATCCTGTAAAAAACCCAGTGTAGGTTCCAGAAAATGGACCACTCGGCCCCTGGAATCCATTAAAGAATCCTGTTCTTGTAAATCCATTAAAGAATCTTGTATAGAATCCGGTATAAGCCCCTGCATATGTACCTGAGTATGTGCCGGCAAAAGTTCCTACATATGTTCCAGCAAATGTTCCGGTATAAGTCCCTGTATATGATCCTGTATATGATCCTGTGTAGCTTTGAGTTGCTAGAGTATTTCTAGTATCATCAAAAGCCGAACCAGAAGTTGTCCAAGTACCAGGTGTTGGTGCAGATGTTTGCAACTTATATGTGCCCCGGCCGGTTGCTATAATTCTATTACGCAGACGATTGGTTAGAGTTAGTATCTCAGCATCTGTCATTTGTTTTACAGATTTTGTTGGGCTAGTTTGATACTTTAATGGGCGAACTGTTGTGGGTGCAGCTCCACCAGTTTTTCTCCACAATGTAGATGTATTTGATGCACCAATTATACTATTGGTTATTGACCCTATTGAAGTCCATGTACCTGCTGGTGCAGATGGTTGTAGCACATATGATCCTATCCCATAAGAAGTTAAATTGGTCAAAGCTCTGTTTATAATTGAATCATTTAACTGAGTATCATTTTGCTGTCTTACCCCGCTAGTAGAAAATTCTACTGGTCTAATAAGAAATTCTGTGGCCGCAGTTGTAATATCTTGCTTGAATGTATATGTTGTTACAGTTATTGGAGAATCTGCAACTGGGTGATCGCCAACAGAACCTGATCTAGAAGTATCAGTAAATGTGCCAATTGAAGTGCCAGTTGCACCATCAATATTGACAGTACCCAATCCGGTATTGAGAGCCGCAAAATCTTTAAGAATTATATCGACAGCATAATCCATTTCCGCATCGGTCATCAACTGAAGACCTTGAAATGTAGCTCCTGATAATTTAACTTTTAATGGATTAGCCATTTAATTCCTCACGGATATAGCTGAGAGCCATTTGAGGCATAAACATATAAAGGTACTGTAATTATAGCACCATCAGGAAATTTATAACCTGTGTTAGCATAAACAATACCATTCACATGAAATGCCGTATTTGGATTCAATGTATTCACTCCCACCCTATTTGCATTCTTTTGTAAAAATAGCAGCCCAGTATCTATATTCAATACAGCAGCGCCTATGGATACAGTATTACTATTTAAAGTTAATCTATCGGCCGCGGCATCACCTAACGTAGTATTACCAGATGATGTTAAAGAAGAAGTGACAGTTAATTTATTAGTTGATGTATTACCACTAATTGTAATATTGGTTGCTACACTAACTCTACCATTTGCGGTTAATACACCATTGACTATTGTGGTATCATTATTTGCATTGCCTAATTTTGTTGCACCTAATGATACAAATCTAACATTGGCCGTCAGTGTATTTGCATATAGTTTAGATTCATCAATTGCAAACTGGTTCATACGAGTAAACACCTGGTTGGAACGAATCCTCCAGGTGTCAAATGTATTGGTTAGGGCGACATTTGCAATTTTAGACATTTATAACTGTCCCTTGGACCCGAGTAGCTGTCGTAGCAGGTCCTTAATTTCAGCGACATCCTGCTTTATATTATTTATCTCATCCAATTTCGCTTGATTTTCAATATCACGTTTTCTCTTTGCGCGATATGCTTCGAGCCCTACAGTATCAGTAGAGATAATGGCCTGGGTACTTTTATCCTTAAGATACCCAGGCTCATTTTCTATCTTTACCAACTCAGGTCTCATCTCTGAAGCGCAATCACTCTGATGTCATCAAGTCTTGGTGGATTTGTAGTAGTTGTACTTGTCAATACAACCTTAATGGCCATATATTTAAATCCAACAAATCTTGATTTAGCCGAATTACGATATTCAATAATATTACTATTTGTTGTATTTGCACCTGAAATATAATCATTGCTATAATTTGGCACAACAAATGTATATTCTTTGAAATCATCAATTATTTCAGAACTTGAAAATGCTGTAGATGATGTAAATCCTGCTTCCGTTGTGAATGACATAGGTATATAACGGGCCTTGTCAAATGTATCACTATCTTCGCGATGTAGAATCTTATAATAAACACTAATATTAGATCCAGGTGGACGATATGCTGTCACATATACACGAATATCTTCGGCATCTTGACCATCAGCCAGAGTTACCTTCTTTGTAATATATTTGGCCTTTGCATTACCACCACTTACTGTATTAGCCTCACCTGTTGTATCATTATTGATGAGATTTTCTATGGTAATTGCAGAGATACGTTTGACATCAAGAGCAGGCGAAGCATATCTGCTGGTGCTTGTCAAAGTAGCCTTAATTTCACCAGAGCGAGTGGAACCCATAGATGATCCTGAAATCGATGTATTAGATTCCATGCTACGGCTTAGAATAAAACGAGGTGCAACAAATTCAGTATCATTATTTACATTTAGATCAATGTAAGATGAGTCTCTAGCTGTATTGCTAGTGGCAAATTTACCCGAGAATGATATCACTGTATTTGTGGGTCTCAAGAAATCCGCCGAAATATTGATAGTATCAGCCTGCAAACGATCAAGCTTTACAATACGAGCAAAATATCCATTGATCTGTCCACGAACAAAGTTATTAGCAAAAAATACTCTACCTGGACCCGATGCAGGTCCACTATTTGTAAATGCTACATTAGCTAGGTGCAAATAGGTATTAGCATAAGAAACAGAATCATAGAAAGCAACACGTCCGGTTGGTGTTGTAGCTGATGTAATACCACCGCTTGAATTACCAACAATTACACCAGTTGTCGCATTTGTATTACGAATGCGAATTTGCTCACCACCTCTAAATTTTGATGTTAGTGATATATTACGCACGCGTAGCTGTGTGGAACTGAAGCGAGAAATTGTGCCGGTTGCACCTGAAGTTACACCCTGAACAAATGTCACACCAGTATTAACTGATTTAGTATTTGCAAATGTTCCGACAAGAATGGTTTCACCATGCACTTCTTCACCTGTGCGAATAAATGCGGCCGAAGCATTGGTAATCTGTAGATAATCGCGAAGTTCATTCTTAAATACAACAGAACCTGTGACGGACTTATCAAAGTTTGCAACATAAAGTGTAAACTTTAAGTCCTCTTCCTGAATCGCGCTGTATACCTTATCATTTGAAGATGCAAATAGCATACCTGCGGCTGGTTGAGATGTAATACGATCACCAGTTAATGTATCAACTTCACCAAGACGTGAAACATGCACATTATAATTTGGATTATTACCAACAGGCTTTACAATTATTGCATAGTCTCTATCATTCTGTAGATATACCGGAGATTGAAAATACACCGGTGTAGGTGCTGAACCATCAGAGCTTATATTGACTTCTGTTGGCATCAATGTTACACGACTAAATGGAACAATTCGCGGAGTAATTGTATTTGATAGCGGATCAATTTCACGAATATGTACTTCACATCCAAGAACAGAATCTTTAGTTGCAAAGAAAATATCAGCTTTGGTAACAAATGCACCAGATCCGGAAACTTTACCTATCGCATTTGTATCCATAGTAAATGATTGTGCAATAGGATCTTCAAAGCGAACCCTAATATCTTCTTGTAAACGATCTTCAGATACATTCTCTCGCACAACTTCTGCGGTGCGAGTGCTTATAATTGTATTTTGAACTTCTTGTATTAGACCCTGAGCGGTATAGATACCCTCCGCATCTGTAGTAAATGTGCCCTGTTTAGTATCATTTGAAGGAGAATCTGTAAGTCTGAATATCAGACTACCTGTTCTAAATCGCGTATTTTGATCGGATGGGATTCTGAATATACCATATACATTACCGTTAGATACAGCAGTAAGAGACCCACCCTCAATTGCAGTATTTGCAAAGGATGAATTTGTTGGTGTCACATAAGATGATACACTAGTTCCGTCAAAGAAAGGATATAGGCGCGCACCAGGCTTTATACCATTACCGGTAAATTTAATTAATCGAGAACGCATAAACGGTGCAATATTTACGCTTTTGACTCTAGGGCCGGTGCTAGTAACTGTAACCTTAGGTATTAGTTTTGTGCGAACACCTTGTCTTGTCTGACTACTAGTGGTAGTAGTTGTTACCCTTACGCCAAATCCGCGCGGGTCCCCGCCCCCCACCCACTCACGAGTTTCATTTGTTGATTGCCAATTGGTTTGCCAATCGCTCCAAACAGTACCCCAAGCACCATTTTGTTCCCAATTATCATCAAAATTATCAATATTAATAAGAACATCAGGTAATTGAACGGTATCTACCCAATAATCAGTTGGTGGATCAAGAGTTATATTACCTTTCCATTTCCAGAAAAGACCCGCAGCATTTCTAGTTGTCGATGAATATTTTTGTCTAATGAATACTTCATGTGAATATGGTAGGGTAAGCAATTCCCCTGCGGGTATTGCATAAACACCTGAAATAGTTGTAGATACTGCACCACTAGTGATTGAGGCCGATGTTGAGAAATTACCTGTTGCATCTTCAACATATAATTTATTATTTACTTTGAATCGAACTGTAGCTGTTGTTCCACCAGATGTTACAGTAGAATCATTAGCAAATGCAGACTGACTATTTGCAATGAATATGATCTGATCGCGCGCAATTCCACCAACTGTAGTATTTGTGCGAACCACATTTGATGAATTAGCAGCATTGTAAAAAAGTTCAACACAATCAAGCTTAAATGGAGGACGAGCTTCTCCATAATTAGGATCTATCGAAATCTTATAATCAGAATTTGTGACATCACCCACGTTATGGCCATAGAAAGCATCAACTAGAATACCATTCTTAAAGCGATTATTACCCGCAGCATCTTGCACAAGAAGATTTTTTGTATCCATCTCAAGTAAATTTAATGTAGTATAATATTCCAGATTTTCAATACGATTTCGTAAAACGCCAATATCTTTCATAGTAAAGCGCGGATTTGTAATCGGAAATATTTTAGAAGCAAGATCACCACGATTTACACGACGAGCTTGTTCATCAGGTAGAGATGGATATTGTGATAGATTTACAGTGGCCACCGACATAGTATCAGTGGGCTCATCAGGTGTTACTGGATTTGAAGAAGAAACTCCCTTGATTGCAACAAAATTACCATCACGATCAAGCACAATTCTATCATTGCGAAGTAGATAATAATCAAGATCGGCTTCAAATGTTTCACCTGGCGCCATAAAACGCAGACCGCCCGATGGCTGATCAAATGATGTAGATAATTTCGGATTAATTGAAATATTTGTAAGAGATGTTACGCTATTTGCAGTATCCGTCATACGAGGACGAATATCAATGCAATCTCTTAGATCAAATCTATTACCCGTTCGTGCAGAATTATATACTGGAATTTCATATGTAAAAATCTTAGTTGGGTCAGCACCTGCATTTGTATCATCGATGGGATATGAATCAACCGAGAAATATCCAACACCAGTAGAATAGCTATGCGTAAAATAATCTAGCTTGACAAGCAAACGATCACCAGAAGCAATTGATAATCCACTAGTAGATTTATTTACAAGCTGTGCATGACTATAATACCCGTCAAGCATACCCGAATCTAAACTAAAACTATTGGTGACATCAGTCCCTTCAGTCAGAGTTGAAAAGTTTGATCCAGATTTCTTGCGAACTGATACAATCTTAAATCCATCGGATAGACCTAAAGGCCATGGTCCAGTAGTATTGGCAATATAAGATGTGCCACCGCCAGCCCCAATTCTAATTTGAACTAAACGATTACGATTGACCGTCTTTGATGCTTCTTGACCATCAACCTTGTTTAGTTCGGTGAGAACTGTCGCATTAAGTGATGCACCAAGAGTTTCTTTCAGATCAAAATCAGTTTGAGTTGAAGATGATACTGTGATGGTACGAGCTG